ACGACCCGTCTCCGGGATGTTCTGCTCGTCGAGGCACTGGCCGAGACGCAGGATCATGTCGAGTACGTCAACCTGACCCGTGGTGGCGTTATCCGGCACGAGTTCCAGCGGAGCAGTCGTGACACCGAGGTCGATGTCGCCGGAAATCTTGCCCGCAGTTGCGCCACGGTTAGCAGCATCGGCACCGCCAAGGATGCCCTTGAGGACGTCCGTGTCGATGGTGATCTTCATCTGCTCGGCAGCGTCGTCAGACCACATGCTGAGAGCATTGAGGTCGGACTGAACTTCCATCACGTCGTCAAGGATCGTATTGAAGTACTTGCCCTTGTCGATGTTCAGGTCGAGGAAGCTGCCCTGCGGACGCTCAAGCGACAGCGCGCCGTCAGCGCGATAGTCGTTGATGGTCAGGGTCGGCTTGGTGCGGATACGAACCGAGTCACCTTGGTTCTTGATCTCACCTTCATAGTCCGTGTTCGAGATCGCGCTCAACACCGTGGAGGCGTAGAACTTCTCGACCAGCTTGCCAGACCAAATCTGCGGGATGAAGCCATCCCCAGAAAAGCCGTTGCCGGTAGAACCAGTGGGGTAGATCGGAGGGGTAGTGCTAGAACCTGCGACGGGAAATGCCATTGTTAAGACTCCTGCTGAGAGATTACCTTACGCGCTTGTTACGCGTAGCGTCGAATATCTGGGCTTCGATACGGTCCTTCTCTGCCTCGTTACCCCGGAACTTGCCCGAAGCAACGTCAGCATAGAACTTCGCTATCTCTGCACCGGTAAAGAATGGCTTCTCAGCGGGAGCCGAAGCGCTTGCCGCCGACTTGGCTCTGCCCGGAGCCGCTAGTGATGCAGGGTCTACTGCTGGGGCACGTCGTGGTGCGCCGTTAGTAGCCTCCGCCGATCCAGCGGGTCTCATAGCAGCCTCTTCAGCGAGGAAGCCGTTAAAGAAAGCTGCTACTTGAGGGGCGTTGTTCCGCTCGTAAGCAGCTTTAAGTAGTTCATGTCTAATAGCACCACTATAGAGGTCTGGCAACTCCAGCCATTCAAGAAACTCTGGCTGCTTGTTTACATCCCTCCAATTCGAAATGCGCTCGTCCAAATCCGAGAGCATTTTCTGTTTGGCGCTCTGAGCAAAATGCCCATTGACGCCCTTTAGTTGGGCCTCCAAACGAGAGATTTTGTCCTCATAGCCACGCACAATCGGAAGCAATTCTTCGCGTGCTTTTTTACCGACAACGCTAAGAAATTCAGCACCATAGTCATTCTCTTCTTCCGCCGTGATAAGGCGCTCGGAAGGGTCTTTGCTATAGTTGTTGCTGTCGTTGTCGGGAGCGCGCATTTCCAGATTGGAGACCACCAACTGGAGGTTGGTAATCTGCTCGCTCATCTGCCGAATTTGGTCCTGCGAGCGGTCAAAGCGACCCTTCATCGACTTGTAGCGATGCTCCCAAGACTGGTCTTCTTCAGACTTATTCTCGTCCCTAACCTCTGATTTAACTTCAGGGGCAAGCTCTTTTGCTGGCGTTTCGAACGTTTCAACTGAAGGTTTACCTTCAGAAGCTACTTCTTCTGCGCCTGTACTTGCCTCAGTACCTTCCTCGATAGGATTGTTGTACGCGGCCTTGAACAATTCATCAGCTTGGGCTGCTGCGGCGCGAATGGCGGCGGGAACCTTCACTGTCTCGTCTACACTTGAAAGACTCTGTTTCATCGTTTTCTCCGGGTTTCTATTTGGTCGGCATCTTTTACGCAGTCAGAAAATAAACGAAGGAGCGCTACGCAGGCTTGCGCGCGGCCTTGGGTTACTCTGAGTGCTTCAGACGGCGACGAAATACAGTTCTGTACCTGTTGGTCAGTGTAAAGCTCGAACGCCCCCAAGAACTCTTTCCAGTTCTCAGGGGCGGCGCGAGCGATTTGAGCGGCCTTGAAGATCAAATCACGATCACTCATCGACCACCGAACATCCGCATCAGTTTGAAGTTCATTACACCTGAAACATCAGCGGGCGTCTTCTTTGCGTAGTTGTTCATCGAGCGATAGATCGGATCGCCCTTCGTGATCTGGGCCATAGCGCTGCGGCTGGGAAGAATTTCCTCGCGCAGCTGCTTACCCTTGGCTTTGGTAGGTTTCATGTTGGACTCCTTAGCAAGGCATCGCAGGCTTAGAAGAACCCTTGCCAGCCATCTTGGTCTTGCCACCGGAAGCAAACTTGCCGCCGTTCTTGCCGAGCTGCGCCGTCTGGCCGGGAACCTGCGTCCCGACAGTGTTGCGTCCGCTCATCTTGCCCGAGCCGCCCTTGGCGAACGTCACAGACTTAGAAGACTTTTCTTTACCCATAGCCATGCTGCGCTCCTTACTTCTCACCACTTAGATTTAGCGGTGGAACTCTTGGGGAATAGCTTCTTCAGATCGTTGGGCAGACCGCCCGCGTTCTGGCCGCTACCCCGTAATTGTCCAACTTTAGGCGTGGAGACCGTACCACCTTTGATGGTCGGCATCTTCACGCGTTTGGAGTTAACCTTTGGCGCTTTCATTGCGGCCCTCCAACGATGTTGGTTTGCGGCCCCATGTCGCCAGTCACATTGCCACCCTGCGGTGCCTGAGCACCCTGCGCTTGAGCGGCCATAGCGGCCAGCTGTTGCGCCTGCTGGGTCTGCTTATCAAGCTCTTCGTCAGACGGTACAATCGCCTGCCCGTCGAGACCAAGCGTTGAAGACACGGAGCGGAGCAACGCTGCTCGGCCCTTGGGTCCAACGATCTGCATGTCAACGGGGTTCGCTGTAATCTGAAGAAACTCAAGCTGACGGGAACGCTGCGTCTCCTTCTGGAGTGCGACGTTAACGCCCATAACACGGACAGTCTCCTGCCCAGTCAACATCCCGCTAGAGTCGGTCAGCATAATCATATCAAGTAGCTGACGGAGCGCGGGGTCGATTACGTCACGGTCGATATTGGCGGCGACCGTTTGCAAAATCTTGGAGGCGTTACCCATGAGCATCGCCAGACCAGACGCCGTACGTCCAGCACCAGACCCAGCGCTACCGCCGGACAAGTACTTCGGAATGGCCGAAATCTCATCGGCAATGTCTGAGAACTTCTGGTAAACGCCGAGCAGCTCCTGCGCGTTGCTGTTGGGCTGGAAGAAGTCTACCGGCTTACCGCCACCGCCGCCCATCGGGTCAGACGTAACGTGCCAGCGCTTCCACGGGAACAACTCCTCGCCGTCTTCATCAGGAGAAAGTCGGTCGTCGTTGACCACAACCTGCGGCCCAGAGCTGATCGAGAGGTTGTTAACCAGCGCACGTAGCGAGGCGTTACAGACGTCCTCGATGTCACGCAGGATGTCGGGGAGGCCGTTACCAACGGGGGTACCCGGAACTTTTTCAAATGATGTAATGAAGTACGGGTGGCGCTTGCGAGGCGACGGCGACATCTGAACTTTGATAACGTAGCGCCCGATGACCCAAGCCTGCACGAAGTAGTCGCGCATGGGATCAGGTACCTGCTCTTCGTCCATCCCGTACTCAAGGAGCATCCGCCCCTGTACGTTACCGTGGAACTCCAAGCACGTAATCAGGCCGGACTGGTTCCACTGCGGGTCTTCGCGACTCTCGTTTGTCGCGCGTTCCGAGTCCGTCGTATCCCAGTCATCAGCCAGTCCGCCGCGACCGTAGTCATCCAGCACGCTGCGTATGGCTTCTACGTTGTAGCCCGGCAAGTCGAGCAGGTCGTTGATGTCCGCGCGGGTGAGGCGCGTACGCTCGATGACCGACGCATCCTCAATGTCAGAAACGCCCGGAGTCCACCACACGTCAAACGGAGAAACGCGTACCCACGTTAGACGGGGCTTCTGTTCTACGACGGGCTGGCCGTCTTGCCACGTCACCGTTGGAACAATTTTTACGACCGGACCCTTAATCACCGCGAAGGGGAACAGGGGCAGGTCAACAAGGAACTCGGCGAGCGCTTTATAGAACCCACCCTCTACGAGGATTTCGTCGATGCGATCCTCTGCAAGGTCCGCTTGCTTGGCGGCTTTCTTCTTCGCCACCATACGCGCTGAATCCATCAGCTGCGTAATACGATCACGAACCATCATCGGATCAACTGGCACACCCATCGCTGACAACTGATCCATCTCAGTTGTAGCGAGCTGCTGGATAGATGCTACGATGTTAGCAGGCACGTCCGGGTCCGGCGTCGGATCAAGACCCCACGGACGATCAGGAGCAAGGTACACGTCACGCAGAAGCGACGAGGCTCCACGACACTTCATTGCAACGACGCGGGCGTAAACTTCAGACCCGCCAAACCGCCTGATCTCAGCCAGACGCTGAGCGTCGTAGTTACCGTTGAATACTCGCAGCGCGTTGAGCAAGCGCTCAGACCAGCCAGAGTCCGCCTTGTTGCGGTGGTTCTTCATCATGTCGAACTGAGTTCGAACATGCCCAGCAAGGTTGGTCATTATGGGCTGGTCAGCAGCGTTCTGCGCAGCCTGACGTTCTTCGTCCGCAGCCTTCAGGGCCGCAGTAAGTTGAGCGCCATTTACGACGCGCAGGACGCCCTGCTGTGGGAGAGTACTAGCCATGGGTCTGCCTTTATTCGGTCGAGGCTCGACGATCTAGTCTTAAATACAGTATATTGGTATGTCTTGACAAGGACAGCTATGAGGATGGGTTAAAATGAGCGCGTTATACGTACAAAATACTACCCTGACGGAGGGTCAATTACTGAAATTGGCCCGCGAAATCGCTATGGATATTGCTCCTCTGAGCGATATTTTACGGTCAAATGACCTCTCAGAGACCGATTGGGAGGCTATTCAGCTCAATTCTCGCTTCCGTTCATACCTTACCAGCGCCTCCGAAGAGTGGAACTCCGCCCTAAACACCCACGAACGGGTCCGAATTAAGGCGGCAGCGATGATCGAGGAGTGGCTACCGGAGCTGCACGTTCGTATGCACGACAGATCAGAAGCCCTAAATCACAAGATCGAGGCAGGTAAGTTGGCACGCGACCTCGCAGGGTTTAGTAGCAAGGGTATCGGGGTAGAAGGCTCCGGGGAACGCGTGACCATCTCCATCAACCTTGGGGCGGACGCACAGCTGAAGTTCGAAAAGGAACTTCCGACTATCACAATCGAAGGGGACGCTCAGCATGGGTGAGGTTGTTAAACTGTTTGAGAACACTGGCGAGTCGTGCATCGAAGAGTTCGTCAAACTGGTTAAAGACGAAAAAGTCATAAGTTTTGTGGTATGTGCTGTTCTGGAGGATGGGTCTGTCGGGTCCGCAATTCACTCCCCACAGGAAGACTTGTACCGTCTTATCGGCCTATTGGAGGCGAGTAAGTCGGAACTTATGCGCTACCATGAGGTGTAAATGGCTGATGCAGACAGACTGCGGGAGTGGAGGAGGAAGAACCCAGAGCGCGTAGCGCACCATCAAAAAGAGGAATACAAAAAGCGCAAGAAGGAGCGTCAGGCGTACGCGCACGAGTACAACAAAAAGAACCGTGCTGCTATCACCGAACGCAAGAGGCGCTATCGGGAAAACATGACTGAGGAGCAGCGCGCCAAATACCTTGAAGGTAGGCGGGCGGCTTCCATCATGAAACGATATGGCGTATCATTAGATGACTACGAAGCGATGCTGGCCGCGCAAGGAGGGACATGCGCTTTGTGTTCCCGCACCCCCGAAAACGAGCGTTTCAAAAAGCTAAGCATCGACCACTGTCACGTCACTGGCAGGGTGCGCGGACTCCTGTGCGCTTCCTGCAACCACAGCCTTGGCAAGTTGGGGGATACTATCGAGAGGCTCAAGCGAGCTGCCGCTTACGTGGAAGGTAACAATGACTAACATCAACTTCACTGCTCCGCCGACGTGCGCAGCGTTCATGAAGAGCCAAGCGTTCTTCCGTCTCATCGGTGGACCGGTCGGCTCTGGCAAGACCACAGCCTGCCTATTCGAACTTTTCAGGCGTGCATGTGAGCAAGCTCCCGGCCCCGACAATCTTCGCCACACCCGTTTCGCCATCCTCCGTCAGACCCTGAGCCAGCTCAAGATGACGGTGCTCAAAGACATCACGACGTGGCTTGAGGGTATCGCAACTTTCAAGGTTTCCGAGAACACGGTTTACATTGAGATAGGCGACGTCCGCAGCGAGTGGGTGCTCATCCCGCTCGAAGACGTCGAAGACCA